GGCTTTAACCCTTTACAGTTCGAGGGGGTGTATTTTGAAACCGTTTTCGTAACAGCGCAGTGTTACTGGAAAACGCAAGTGTTACGGTGCTCGTCACCACACTCACCTAGCAACCTATCTTTTCCTAACAGCTACGGATCATAGTAAGTATTACTCGCTTGCTGTTGTACATTCGATTATTGGTTCGAGTTGGGTTTCAACACCCCCTTTTAATATGTCGTTTTGAATAGCCAATCCAAAACACAGGATATTAGACCTGCACACCGTAATCTACACACATGATTTTGGTGTAACAGTGGGATCTTACTTCATGACCAACCTGCAAACGGGATATCTGCCGGGCCAACTGGTTTATCTCCTCCATGCTACAACCATACCTAGCCATGATAGCAACAGTATTGTCTTCAGCACTAAGATCTTCAACCTCGGTAAAAATGTGAATTAAGGAGTCATGTTTGACGTCTCCCATATTTGGGGTTCCTATCAACTCACGCGTTGATCGCACTGACGGATGATCATCAGAGAACCGCTCACGAAGGGCTTTCATGATTGGATTTGTGGGCTCATGCTTCCACCCTTTAACTACACCATTACAAAACAAACTTATACGTTGCTCATTCGATAGAGCCCAAAATTTGCTACTAGGTATAGAAAACTGGTTTTCACACAGATCATCCTCAACGGTACCAAGAGCACGCAAGATGCACCCAAGGTTTGTATACGGTCTCCACTCCTTCCCGTTGTGAAAAGGTGACCGTTTCAGGAATTGAACGTGATGAAAATTGAACACTCCCTCATCATGGCAACTATCTATAGTTACTGCGTGTCCAACCATCCTAGCTCCCTTAACTGCGCAAGCTTCAATTACCTCATCGGTTAAGATTTGGTAACCAGCTTCGCTACACAGCAAACGGAAGAATGACAATACGATTAATGTTGATCCCAAATGATTCAATAATGTGGTTAACACACTACCTGAACCCTCGAATGGACCTGCAAACTGTGCGACCAAAAAACTCTCAACATCCTCGGGGCTAACAATGGTTAATGGCAACATACATTGCCGTATAAAATTAGCTCCTCTGATCTCGTGAAAATTGGACATGCAACCATATGCAGCAAAAAACCCAGGTAAATCCTGGGAAGAATCATTAGAAGAAATATCTAAATTAAAACAAAAACTTTTCCCTGCCATTCGTCCAGCTATAACCATGTCATCAGAATAAATTGCTGCGTACATATAATCATCAGTCGACATGGCCTTATCCAAATCATCAAATATCTCATTTAATGAAGTTGGTTTAGGTTTTGCCATGATGTTTAATAATAATGTATATTTGCCATGAGTGAATATGTGCTTACCATCTATACCTACTTTACAAAATTCAGGTAATTCATTGGCATACACACAACCTTCATCATATGAAACAAAACACCTGGGTGCCTTGCCATATTTGGCCAATTCACGCTTAATATTCACGTTCAATCGCCTTACTAATAAATCGTCCTGATCTGAGAGTAATGAACCTTCAACATATCGTTTGCGTAACATACGCTTGACATGAGCAATCTCCGCTAGCTGTTGCCGCGAAAATAAACAAGCAAAATGAGTTAACATTTGCTTATAAATTTGGTAATACGCCCAATGTCCGGATGTGTTGAGGGCATCCACAAACCTATCAATCTTGGTTCGTGTGCATTCCTTATAAATCTGGGCATAACCCTTAGCTATAAATTCTCGTACTTGAAAATCAACTGACTCCAAGTGTTCACCGTTGAACACTGCAGTTATATAATCCTTAACAGGCTTTTCATACCTTCGCCGAGCTGTCAACTCATTGAACATACGTTTGCCAATTTGCTTGCTACCAAACAAACCAGAATTAATTTCCATTGCTATGTGCGCTCCCAATTTGGCAGCCTCTTCACGCTGTGCTTTCTCATCCTTCTTAGCTCCAAATAATCTCTTAAGACCATGGGTTAAGTTATTGGCTGAATTGGAATACTCTGAAAAATCAGGCATATTAATTCCACCAAGCTTAAAATAAGCTGTACGATGGCGAGGTTTTGTTTTCCGCGTGTTGAAATGCATGTACGGGTTATTACGGGGGTTCTCCCTATAAGTGTGAAAATCCACTCTCACTCTATCATCTGGCTCGTTGTTCCCATTTACAACGCCAGCACTAAACTCAACATTACGACATTTCAATATTTCGAAATCATCGCGACACGCCCAATCCAGTGGCAAAGTACATTCCTCATCAGGAATTTGCCAGGGCATGTAATGGTCCACCAATTCTGAGGATAAATCCCTAAAATCAGTGTATCCATCACTGCCTTTCCACAAAGCATTGCCATTATTTTGGATTACGA